GTCATTTCTATATTGAGTTGCTTCAAACAGAGCTTGTGTTTCAGGAACACGTAGCATCAAAGAAGTTATATTCATCTTTTAAGCCTGTTGTTTCAGAAAGGGGAGGTAGTTTATTTATGGAGGTTGTGAATGATACTGAATATATGTGGCTAGTGAACAATGGAAAGAGTAGAGTTCCAAATGTTACATTTGAGGATATTCAGGCTTGGAGTAAGTTGAAGGGGTTGGACTTCTCAAAAAAAAGGATTTGGAGTGTAACGGAAGAACTTAAGCACAATTACTATACTGCAGGTGGATTGCTTGTTGCTCCAAGAAGGACAGGATTTATAGATTATGCTTTTGGGATTGCAGACTCAATGGGTATAAATAAAATGATAGAAGAAGATATATTAAAGCAGATTGATGCAGAGATAGGTAAGGCAGGAGAAAGTAAGGCAATACAATTAACGATAAGCTAAAATAAAATTATGGCAATAAAAAGCAAGGTAGCGATAGAAGTAGAAATCAAAAACATTAAAAAGGTTGCTGATTTAAAGAAAGAATTACAAGGTCTAAGGAAGGAACAGAAGGAAGCTGAAAAACAAGCTAAGACAGGTCAATTTACATCAAAAAAAGCAGAAAAACAATATATCTCTACAGCTAAGGCTATAAAAGGTAAGTCTAAAAGCTTAAGAGATTTGAATAAAAGTCTTAGTAGTTCTACTAAAGCGACAAAAGATGTGACCAAGTCATCTAATGGAATGGCAAAGCAGTTTATCAAGGGTGCTGCAGCTATTGGAATTGTAGTAGGTGCATTTAGAATGGTAAGTAGAGTTGTTAGTTCAGTTATAAGTACATTTTCTGACTTTGAATTTGTTATGGCTAAAGTTAATGCAGTTTCAGGTGCAACTAAATCCGAGTTTGCATCACTAACAAAATCAGCAGAGGATTTAGGTCGTTCAACATTCTTTACTGCTACTCAGGTAGGGGAGTTGCAATTAGCGTACTCTAAATTAGGATTTACAGCAAAAGAAATACTAGATGCTACTGAAGCAACTCTTGATTTAGCTACAGCAACAGGAACAGATTTAGCTAGAGCTGCACAGGTAGCAGGTGCATCTATTAGAGGGTTTCAATTAGATGCTAGTGAAGCAGGTAGAGTTGTAGATGTTATGGCTGTTGCATTTTCAAGTTCAGCATTAGATATTGAAAAATGGAATACGAGTATGACTAAGGTTGCTCCTATTGCAGCTATGGCAGGATTTGAAATAGAGGAAGTTGCTGCTATTATGGGTAAGCTTTCAGACACAGGTATTGAAGCTTCTATTGCAGGTACATCTTTAAGGAATATATTTCTTAAAATGCAAGACCCTTCTTCAAAACTATCCAAAACATTAGGTCATACTATAACTAATTTAGATGAAATGTTGATAGCATTTAAAGGGCTTCAAGATGAAGGTACAGACCTTACTGATGTGCTAGGATTTATGGATATTAGACAGGTTGCTGCATTCTCTACTATGTTAGAGGGTTCTGATGATATTGCTGTGCTTAGAGATAATTTACTTTTGGCTACAGGAGAGGGGGATAGAATGGCTGATATGGTAGGAGATACACTGCAGGGAGCTTTTCTAAAGTTTAAATCTGCTGTTGAAGGAGTTTCAATAAGTATTATGAAAAATTTTGGCAAATCTATTACTAAAACTGTAGTCAGATTATCAAAGCTTATGAACTCATTTGTAGAAAATGAAAAATCTGTTAAGAAATTTACAGATACACTTATATTTATTGGAAAAACTATAAAAAAAGGTATAGCTTTATTCCTTTCTTATAAAGTAGGTATAATTGCAGCAGGTGTTGCATCAAAAGTTATGACAGGACTTTTATATCTGCAAACATTTGGAACGGAAGCACTTACTTTAGTTACAGGAAAGGCTACAGTTGCAATGCAATCATTCGGTAGAGCTATGGCTAAGACAGGTATAGGGCTTTTAGTTTTAGCAGTTATTGATTTAGCCTATTATATGTCTACGTTTAACGAGTCTGCTCAGGATGCTATTGACTTTACAAATGGTGTTTCTAAAGCAACTGCAGACTTACAGAGTAAAATAAAGACCTTAGATGAATGGGAGAGAAAATTAATTGAATCAAGAAAAACACAAAACAAATTATTAAACTCTGAAGGTAAGCTGATGGTTAAAAGTGCAGAAAATGCATATAAACTAAAAGAAGCTAAAAATGTAGAAACTAGAGCAATTCAAAATCTAAATAAAGAGTTAAAATTAGAAGGAGAGGAATTAATATCGGTTAAAACTAAAACTGAAGATGTTATTACTTCAATGAATAATCTCACTAAAAAAGTAGGAGAAAACGCATTGGCTAAAATATTTTTAGAGCAAGAAACACAGATAATAAAGACTAGTGTAAACGCAGAGCAGGCTATGAGTGAGCTTAATACTGCTATGGGTGGTGGAAAGTCAGATGAAGCTATTGTTGGACTTATTAAAAGACTAAGAGGGGTTCAGGGTGGTTTTGGAATGTGGATGAATGAAATTGTTGGATTCTTCGGTGGAGATACCCCTGCTGTAAAGGCAGAGAAAATTATAATGGGAATAATGGACAAGTACAGTCTTACTCTAGGTACTTTAATTGATGCAAGTGGAGAAAATTATATAGATAAGCAAACTACATTATTAACAAATTCAATAGAAGAAGCTGCAGGTAAGCTTGATATAGGAGATTTTAAATTAGAAGATGCTTTAGCTGATTTAGAACCTGAAACAGAAGAAGGAAAGAATAAAAAGAAGTCAGCTCAGTTTGAAATGAACGAGAAGATAGCAATAAGAAAGGAAGGGTTATCAAAATTAGTTCTAGATGAAAAGGAATATCAAAAGGCATTACTACAGGCTAATATTGATGGAGTGCAAGACTATTTAGACCAAGAGAATAATAAGGAGGAAGGTATAACTGCAGCTAATATTAAGATGAATGATTTAATAAGAAAGCAGAATACTCAATTCAGAGCAGAAGAATTGCAAGACAGAAGGGATTTAGCTAATAATGACTTAAATATAGCACAAGAAAATTACATAGATAAGGTAGATAGTTTAATTGTTTACCAAAGGAATGTAAACAAGATAAACAAAGAATTACTAGAAGATGAGTTTAAGCTTCTAACAAATGAGGAGCAGTTAGGCAAGGAAGGTATAGCGATACAAAAACAATTACTAACTCTTGAGCTTAACTTAAATAAAACAAATATAAGTGAGAAAGAAAGACTAGCTAAAAAAGATTTTGATGACAAGGTTACGACACTTGAATTGGAGCAATCAACAACTATGATGACTCAAATGGAATTTGATAATCGTATGTTACAATTAGAAGCTGATTATCTAATGGCAAGAAAGAATCTGCACGAAACAGGTGCTTTGGAATTAATCGATATTAATAATGGTATTTTAAAGAATAATATTCAAGTTAATCAGAAGCAAAAGGAAATGATGCAAGAGCAGATTTCTGCTATGGGGGGAGTTGGTAGTGCTTTAACAAGTCTTGCAGGAGAGAATGAAAGCCTTAATTTCCTTAAAGAAGCAGGTAATAAAATATCTATGGTATCTAATACTCTATCTGCTATAGCTTCCTTAAGTACAAACCTAGAAACTTTATCGAATTTGAAAAAGGCTGCATCAGAAAATGTAGCTACAGGTTCTACAATAGCAGGTACAATAGCTACAACAATTAGTATTATCCCTAAAGCAATAAGTTCTATTTTATCTAGTGCTATGGCTATACCATTTCCATTTAATCTTTTTGCTATCGGACTTACTATGAAAGCCATAAAGAAAGTTACTAGTTCTAAATTTGAAGATGGAGGTGTGGTTGATGGAGGAGAGAAGTTTGCTAATGGAGGTATGGTTCACGGAAAATCACACTCGCAAGGAGGAGAGAAATTCTCAGTAGGAGGTAGGGTAAATGAATTAGAGGGTGGAGAAGCTGTTATTAATAAAAGAAGTACAGCAATGTTTAGAGGTCAATTATCATCTATGAATGAAGCAGGTGGTGGTGTTAAATTTGCTGATGGAGGATTAACTAGTTCTCCTGCTTTTGCTGAATCTCAATTTAATGCTTCTAATCAATCTCAAATGCTAGGAGCTATGAATGGTCAAAGGAAAGTAGTGGTACTAGAAGCTGACATAACAGATAGTCAATCAACAGTTAGTGTAATTCAAGCTAATGCAACCTTTTAAAATATAAACAAATGTTTGTTAGTAAAAAAGTAAAGAAAGATAGGTTAGATACTTGTAAAAAATGCGACTTTTACAGGAATTTCGCAATGTTGAAGTACCCTAAATGGACTAAGGGAGCAAGATGTGGTAAATGTAGTTGCTTCTTAGACGCTAAAACAACTCTTACTAAAGAGTATTTTGGAGAATGTCCTTTAGGTAAATGGAAAGAATAATAATTAAATAATAATAATATGGATTACAAATCAATAGTTAAGGGTTACGACCAAGAACAAAAAGATAGTATTGTTAGTCTTGCTAAACTTAACAAAGACAAGATGCATTTACATAATGAATATCATTCAGGAGCATTGAATATGTTCTTTAAATTATGGAGTCAGAAATTCCCCAACATAAAGCAATCTAAAAACTGCAAAGGATGTAGAAAATCAGTATGTCATTTCTTTCACAATGTAGCTGACTTTATATCTGAAGATGAAATAAAAAAAAGAGAGATTGTAGTTGAAACGGTTAAAGTTAAGGTTAAAGCCAAAGCAAAGAAAAAAGTT